GTGACGCCGTCACCAAGCACGATGCAGGGAACGCCCAACATCAGGGCGTCAAAACAGGCGCTCGAACCGTGCGTAACGACAACAGCCGCGCCCTCAAGATCCTGTTCGAACGAACCAAGTGGTGATGTGGTGACGCCTGGAATATTGAAGTCTCCCCCGGCGCCAGGGGAAACGCGGGGGCGATAGACAATTGGTCGGTCGGTATACTGCCGTATCTGCATGATCACCTGTTCCGCATAATTGCGTACTGTGGGTAAACCATGATACACGTGATATTTTGGGCTAGCCGCTGCGAATAAAATACAACCGTCCCGAAGCTTTCGCCAAGGTTTGAACGACGACCAACCCTGTTGAACCATTCTATTCGACGAATAATTATTTGATGTAATCGCACGCCATGGTTGATAGGCGCAATAAGCCAAGCGCCACCACTCCGACCACAGGCGATTATATCCTTTGTCCCAAAATATATACGGCAATCCATCGGCAATGAGCCGTTTTGCCGCGTAATGATGCTTGACGCCGATTACACAATAGGCGTCACACTCGCAGCGGTCGTCAAACGTATCGAGCATTGTTATACCGACGCCCGACATTTGCAGAGCATTGACTAATGCAATCTCCGCGGGTTTACGTTTTACTGCATAGAACGCTAGATGCATTGAAATTTTCCAGGATACGCTTCAGGGCTCCGTTTTGGATTTCAGAAACAGACCACTGGAAATGCGCCAGCGCAACCAATAATTTGTAGCGTTCTTCGTCTGTCGGAACGCGAGGTTTCGCGACATCGGAAATGTCCGTTGACGAAATATCCCGCGTGACGCCGTGTCCCAGGATGACGGACGGAACGCCGGACATCAGGGCCTCAAAGCAGGCGCTCGAACCGTGCGTGACCATGACGCCAGCGGCTTCCAGATCGGATTCGAAGGCGCGATGTCGAGAGAACCGAGCGCCTGCCACGGCTTCGCCCTCGGACCAAGACGGCTTTGGACGGTAGACAATCGGCGCCCGCGTGTTCCGGGCGATATCCGCGACGACCTGCGCCGCGTATTCAGTTGGATGTGGTAGGCCGTGATAGGCGTGATACTTTGCCGACGCCCCTGTGAGCAACACAGTCCCAACGCCTGAGGGGCGCCAGGGACGCAAACCAGTCAGCCAACCCTGCAACGCCGCCCGGTCGGGTGCAAACGTTCTGGCGTGCAGGTAATCCGTAGGTTGATGACTGTTGTACGATACACGCCACCATTGCGGCCATTCGCGATTATAAGCTTTATCCCAATACAAATATGGTAAGCCTTCGGCTTCCAGCGCACGCATGAGCTTTGCGTGCTTGACACCAATGATAGCGTAGCAATCACATTTAACGCGTTCTGTCTTATTCTCCAAGACAGTTATGCGAACACCAGGACTATTGCGTAACGCTCCAAGTAAAAACGCTTCATCGGCTTTACGTTTGTCCGCCTTTATTGCTATGTGCATATAAATACTCCCTCATGAACGCCCACGCGTCACCTGACCGCATTTCAGCGACTGTCCATTGTGCATAGGCCACGTCCGCCAGGACCGCGCGACGCCCCGCCGTGGTCAGTGGTGGCGCCGCACCCGGCTCCGGACAGAACGTGGGACTGACCAGTTTCCCAACGCCCGCATGCGCCCAAACCGGAACACCAGCAATCAACGCGTCGACGGCGCAATTGCTGTGGTGTGTAACCAACAACCCGCAATTCAGCAACGCCCGCGCGATTGGTTCCTGCACCGCATCGCGGTTCGGCGCCTTCGGCCGTTGAACAACCCGCCAACCCTGGTGTGCAGCAACCCGCGCGGCCTCGCGTTCCCATTCGCCGAGTTTGTAACCGTGCACGCGGGCTGACTTCGCCGACATGCCCGCAACGAGAGCGACGGAATTTAAGGCCTTAGATTTTCCGTCAACCCACTGTTTTAAATCGATATTTGCAGCGTCAAACCTATCAAACGGCATACCGCACGGCATATGCTCCGCAGTGTCCCAACTGTTGAAGGCGAGTCTGTGCGCGCCGTCGGCTGGCGCCCGCTCGGGACGTCGGTTCCAGTATCCCAGATCGAAATAGGCGAACACAGGATACCGCTTCAGCACGTCACCATTGATCCAACCGTATGCGATCGCGACGTCGGCTTGCACGCCCTCAAACGATGTTCGGAACGTATGCTCGATTCCATGACGGGCAAAACCTTCGCACAACGCCCTGGCGATGTGATCACCTCGCCCATACGAATAACCCGCGGGCCCACGGATGGAATACACATCAACACGCATCAATCAGCCTCATGAACGGTTCGCCTGTCGCCACTTCGACGTCAGACCATTGTGCACTTGCGACGTGGGCCAGCATTTGACCACGATCAGCACGCCATGGCGTCAACCAGGTGGAGACGCCGAACGTTGCCGCGTGCTGACCAACCCACCCGCGCAATTCGTAAAACACTGGGATCCCATGCATTATCGCGCGCACACCCGCGCCCGAACCCCAAGTAACGGCAAACGCCACGCCGTCAAGATCGCGCGTCAACGGCTTGGCGTGCTTGTCGTTGCCTGGGTGTGGGCGTGTCCGTATGCGGCCGCGAAAACCTGCTGCACGCAACCTGGTCACGACGTCAGTTAGCCAGCTGCGCGGCATGGCCACGCCAGAGACGCCAATGCCACGTTGCGGGAGCAGAAGCGCGTCGCCCATGGGGCAATCCACCCATGGAGCGGGTTCTGGTAACCGCACCGCCCTCACCGCGTCGGTCGGCCATTGTCCTAAGCCGTTGTGTCGATTCAAGGCCAGGGCAAACGTCTTTTTGGCGCCTACGATATCCAGGTAGCCGTTTTCGGCGACAAACACCCATGCGCCTGTTTTCTCGAAACGTTTCGCCAGGACGTCATTCGTCCCGTAACGATTCCAAATGATCAAAGCATCGTGGACATCGATGACACCGGGCGGCGGCTTGCACACGACGTCAAACCCCGCGGCGCTCAAGCCCGCGGCGAACACCTCACGCCGATACACTGGAAGGTCGCGAACCAATAAAAAAGCTCTCGGGCGACTCATGCCTGAAATTCCTCAACGCTGATCTGTCTGACAGGTTCACGACATCGACGCCCCGCGCCGCCAGCTCCGCCGCCTCGCCATCCATGAACCCTCGCCATTTCGCGAACTGCGCCAGGGATGGATTGCGAAGAGTCGGCGGGTGGTCGACGTGCCAGTGTTTCCCCTGATAATCGAAACCGACCAAGCCGATACGTTTCGCGCCCGACAACACAGCGATGTTCAGCGCCTGAAACCCCGAGTTCCCGCCGCCACAGCCGATGCGCTCGCCCGGCTCGAAAATCATGCGATCATGCCGCCTTCCGGAGACGTCTTTGGGGATATCCATCACATGGATCGCCTTGCAGTACAGCCGGGCCCGGACATCGGGCGCGACTTTGACGCCCGCGAACGCCCTGGCGTCGGCATACCATTGCCAGAACCCGGAGTCGGCTGCATAGAGAACGTCGGCGTTTGGGAACAGTCGGAACGTGAGGTTGACCGCAATGAAGCGCGCCCCTGGCAGCCCGACTACCAGGGGCGCTATGTCGGTGGCAGACTCCCCAGAAGCCGCGACGACAACAGTCTGTCCCGTCCAATCAAACACGAGGCTTGCGCCCGCGCCGAGCCGGAACGAGGCGCCGCAACGCCCGCAACGCCTCGGGATATCTGAACGGGTCATCGAGCGCCACGACGTCCGCAGGATCCACGCCATGCAGCGTCGACAGATCGAACGCCCGGACGTCAGCGACTGAGCCGGCGCCCGTGAGCGCTGCATCAATTGCCTGTCGCAGCGCCGTTTTCCTGTCGTCTGGCCACGCGTTCGGGTTCTCGTGAACCTGGATCACAGGGCGTTCCGCTGGCGTGACAGGAACGACAGGCGCGACAGGACGTGGGTGCTCATCAGGGATGACTTCGAGCAAGTCGACATCACGCGCCCGCCAAAACTCAACAGACCGCGGTTTCATGTGCATTTTCGTTCCCGCAGGAATCTTATGCAGACTGAAACCCCCGCGTTGCGAGTCTTTAGGATGCGCCCGTTCTTCGAACGCATCCTTGGTAAACCGAACTAGTATTTTCCCGTCACTCATCAGTCGACAATCGCGCTAGGAAGTGTTGCGGAGCCAAACTTAGGCCCATACAGAATATACAAGCCAGCCATGACTTTGGCTGCATTGCCCGCGTTTATCGAAACACGGATACAATCAAAGTCATTAGCGATGTCCAAATCGTCAGCCCCAAAATCAAAAACGTAAATCTGCTGACTCTGCTCATTGTTGGTCGTCGTGTATGTAGCGGCGGCCGTTTGAGTTGTTGTAGTAAATGTTCCAATTGCGGCAAGAGACGCCCCTTCTTTGGAATCAATTCTGGTGAACGTCAACGCCTTAGCATCGGACAGCGAATTGCTGACGTCCGTCGTCTGGTTGACAGTAACGGTAATATCCGTTCCGGCAGAACCTGCAGCGCCGAAGATGATAATTGCGCAACGCTGATAGTTTTCCAACGAAACAATATCACCCGTCTGCGCCGCGGCGTTGACATCAATCGGCACAAACGCCGAAACAACCTGTGCGAAGTCCGTAAACCGCATGTTTCCAGCAAGCATTGCTGTGTCCTCTTAGTAATGGTTGGCATGGTAGGCGACGCCTGTTTCCAGGCGTCGACTAGCGGATTACGACCGGGTTTCCAGCGCAACGGCCCAGCTGTAGGTCGTCGAACCATTTTCGGGCGAAATGGTCGAGTTCCACAACGGCTGACCAGTCATGCGGAAAATGAACCGATAGGTATCGATTGCCTGGTCAAAATGCAGGTGAATCGAAGTGTCCACGCGCGGGGCGCCACCGTCCGTGGTCTTGGTCAGCGCCATATACTGGCTCAGATCAGTGAGTAGGATGTCTCCAATGGTTCCCAGGGCGGAGCATGGTTGCATTGGAATGACCGGACGGCCGTACAGTGTACCATAAGGCTGACCAGCAATAGAACCAGCAGGCAAATAAACCGGGGTATACGATGTTAGCATGGTGGTCGACCCACCCGGCTGAGTTGCCGCAGGAATAAACGCCATACCATTCAGCATGGGTTCACATTCCTGGTTAATCAGCCACACCGCATTGCTGCGGAGTTCAGCATACAGGCGCGACCACATCTTATTGATGTTCGGATAGATAATGGTCGCTGCGTCCTGCGACGTTTCTTTGCTGACCGTGATCAACGAACCAGAATTGACAATACCAAGTGGCTTGCCCACGCCGTTACCGCGCACGATGGCGGTATTGATGCGCGAGGTCATTTTGACCGGCGCCCACATGCGCAGATAGGAATCGAGGCCCGCAGCATCTTCAAGTAATTCTTCAGTTACCTTGATGAGCGACATCAGTTTGTTGAGCCTAGCCGTTTCAATCTCGAACTTCGCCTTGGCCTCGGTTCCGGCGCCGCCCTCAGACTCCCAGTAAACCGTGATACCCGCGGAATTATCCCACGGCGTGGTTTCGTCTTTCGGAAACGACAGGGAATTGCGCGACGTCTGGAACGCGGCGCACATTGGCAGCAACGAATTGACGCCGTTAATCTTCTTCCACACTGCATCAGAGAACTCGGGCGGGACAAGCCAACCGCCATCCGAACCAGTGCTTTCGGTGCTATAAGTCGTCGCGGCCATGGTCAGATGATTGATTGCCGACTCGTCGCGGGCCCTGGCGGCGCGTCCGACAGTCTGCGCGAAATGGCCCAACGAGCGGAACCCATGGGTTGCTTCGTCGCGGGGATTGCGAGCAGTTGCCGGAATAGGATTGCCGTTCCTGCTGCGAGGTTCGGATGGTGCACGGCGAGGAGTCGAAACCGCTTCGCCCGGCGTCTGCCGCCCGCGCGTCTGGCGTTCCTCAGCCAACCGGCGCTTGACAGTCATGACCCGCTTCACTTCGTCGGTTTCAGCATAAATATCCTCGATGCGCGTCAAATCGTCTTCGCTGACATCGCCTGAGGCTTCGGCGTCGGCAAGATCCTTTGCTTCGGCTTTCAACTCGGTCAAATGCGCCTCCAACTCATCGAGAGTCATTGCCGCGAATTTTTTGCTCATTTGTGAATTTCCTTCAACAGCTTTAGGGCCCTCGCCCGGTTCGGCGTCACTGCGCGCAACGATGGAGGCACATTATTATAACGGCCTAATTCCTCAGAGTAAAATGCAGCCGCTTTCGCGTCCTGCATTATTTCATCCGCAAAACCGACGTCAAGCGCCTGCTTTGCAGAAAACCATGTTTCCGCTTTCATCCAATCGCGAACGCGTTCCGGCGTCTGACCAGTTCGCGCGGAATAGGTTTCGACCATGGTTTCGTTAATCTGATCCAGGATATCTGCAGTTTTCCGCAAATCCTCAGCGGTTCCGCCGCTGTAAACACGGGCGTCATGAATCATAAAGAATGACCCATCGCCCATGTAGATGTTATCGCCAGCCATAGCAATCAGGCTCGCAGCCGACAGGGCGAAACCATCGACATACACGTTTATATCCGCGCGATGTTGCTTCAACTGCGTATAGATCGCGCGGGCGTCCATGACGGCGCCGCCCTCGGAATTTATGCGGATATCGATTTGCCGCGGAGTCCCCAGGGCACGGAGCTGTTTCTGGAAATCAGCCGCACTAATTCCACTCCCCCAGATATCCGAGCCAATCGGACCGTAAATCACAATCTCTGCTGGAGTCGCCGATGTAGCGGCCCGGAATCGATAAACACTATTTTTCATTGCGCGCCCCTTCGGCTTGCTTGGCTTTCCACCAGCGATAGACAACAGAATACGACTGATTCAATTGCTGCGCCACTTTGCGGACAGAAACACCCATGCACAATAGTGTTTCCGCCTGTTGCTGCCATGACGGGACGCTTGCAACCATGTCGCGACCGTCGCGCCCGTCCCGCCCCGATGCGCCCTGCGGTCCAGCCGGACCCGGTTCACCGTCCCGCCCGTTTATACCGGCCTCGCCCTGCGGGCCTTGTTCGCCCCGTTCGCCCGCGGGCCCCTGCTCGCCGACTTCGCCCCGCGGGCCCGGTTCACCGTCCCGCCCGTTTATTCCGGCCTCGCCCTGCGGGCCCTGTTCGCCCCGTTCGCCCTGCGGTCCGGGTTCGCCGACTTCGCCCCGCGGGCCCGGCTCCCCATCCCGCCCGTTTATCCCGGCCTCGCCTTGCGGACCCGGTTCGCCGCGTTCGCCCTGCGGTCCGGGTTCACCGGTTTCACCGCGCGGACCCGGCTCCCCATCCCGCCCGTTTATCCCGGCCTCGCCCTGCGGGCCCTGTTCGCCCCGTTCGCCCGTGGGCCCCGTCGCGCCGTCGCGCCCGTCGACGCCGTCGCGCCCTCGTTCGCCGCGGAACAGACCACTTGCAGCCATGGCCGTAAGCGCCTCGGTTATCATTCGCGCCGTTGCGCCTGGGGTTGGATCATCTGGTGACGAACCATCGTCAGACGATGGTTCGTCCTGCGTTTCCGGATCCTGCGCGGGCGCCGACTGACTCGGCGTGATCGTCGACGGCGCGGACTGCACTTCTCCGATGCGATCAAGCGTCGTCATGGCCATCTGCATCGTGTATTTGTCGCCGTCCTCGCCAATGCCGTTCATACCCTCCATTTCGCGGATTTCATTCACGTTTATAGCGCCGATATTCCGCAGTCCCTGATAATACGCCATGCGCGTTGCAGTGTCAGCACGTAGAGCCGCGCGGGTGTCAATGTCAGTCCATAACCCAGAACGGTTTTCACCGAGCAGTTTATAATCCGCCTCGTCTTCTAGACGTTTCGCCCAAGGGGTTATACTGTCATCAATAACCTCGATTGTCTGATGTTCTATGTTGCTAAAGGTTGCACGCAACAGATTATAGATTTTATGAGGTGGAACACCGAACCAACGAGAGATTTCATCAAGTAAGAACTGGTTTGTTTCTACGAATTGCGATTTCTCTGGTTCAACTGATATTGGTTGGAATTCCATATCAGCGTCTAAGAACAGGACTTTATTTGAACCTGTTGCGCCGCCGTACAGTTTCAGGAAGTCGGCCCGAAGATTTTTAATGCCCTCCGGCGTCAACTTACCTTTTGTCTGAATCACACCTGACGGATTCGCCGAATTCTTGAAAAAAGTCGCGCCAAATATCTGCGCGGCCAATACCCAACCAATTGATTCGGCTGCATACGCCATGACATTGACGCCCACGGGCCCCTCGCCGAACCCGCGCAAATGAAAAATGTCCTCGGGCGAAACGTCGGCATGCGCCATAAACGATGACGAATATACACGATAGAATAATTCGTTCGTGTCCGTATCCCGGCAAACCTGTACTCGCGAGGGATGGAGCGGCCAAATGGCAATCGGACGTCCGGCAACGTTGCGCTCAATCTCCGCATAGCCGTTTCCCCAGCGCAGAGCCCAATGGATCATGGTTTCGCGGAACTGAAACGACGACCATTCGGACGATGGGCGATCAGAAAGCAGACCATTCACAGGGTGATAGCGCTGGATTTCGGAACCCCTGTCAACCATGCGTTTCAGGTTCCAGGGCAGGCGTGCAACAGTCTGACTCAGGAACCTGGTGGCGGCCCAACACGCGCTCACACGTAGCGAACGGTCAGCATCCATGAGCACGCCCGATTGCGTTCGCCCTGGCGTTGCAATCCGTGCAGTCTGCGGCGCCGTCGTCTCCCGGATCACTCGGGCGAACGGATTACCTGAATTCTGTGTCGTCATCGTCATCCCCTGTGTACTGCTGTACGCGCCGGGCCATCTGCTCATCACTCTGCGCCTCACGGGCGTTGTGCCAAGAACCGTCATCAACCGGCTCTTCAGTCAGTCCCCAGGCGCCAATAGCCTGCGTGAGGGCGATCAATGGGTCAATGCGTTGCGTTGCGTGCGCTTTGTCAAACCTGCGCAATTCTGTGGGGGATGTCAAAAATTTTGCGCCCGCAACGGCCGCGCGCAAAACGGGGTTCACTTCGATACGCAAACGCCGGTCAGCAATCCATTCCTCTAGCAGTTGGATTGAACCGGGCATCCACAGTTTAGTGGCTTTGCGCCGTGACCATCCCTGAGGATGTTCAATTAACGGTAAGTCAACGCCTTCCTCTTCCAAGTCTTCTTCAAATCTAGCGATCAAATATCTGTCGTAAGCGACGGCTTCGACATTCAACAACTGCTGCAAGTCTGCCAAATCCGCAATTACGTGCTTGAACTTTATTATTTCGCCCGGCGTTGCGGTCAAATATCCTTGCTCCACCCAGACGTCATAAGGGGCGCGGTCGACGTCGCCCCGCACACGTAACGTTGCGGCGGGCGTATAAGATTTTGCAAACACTGCAAAGATTGGTTTGCCCGCTTCGTTCGTGTCGCCCGTATCGATAACGACGCTAACGCCGACCAGGTCTTTACGTGACGACAAATCGAGGCCTAAACGCGCCCGGCAACCAGCATAGTCCTCAATGCTGAGGGACTCGTCCTCGCAAGCCGTCCATGTCTCGCGATCAAGCCATGCTGTCTCAGCGTCCGTCCAACGGCAGAAATGGAGCCGCAGGATATTATTGCGCCGCCCGGGGATAGATTTCGCCTGCGCAACGACGCCCGCGAGGTATTCCTCGGACAAGATGACGCCAAGCAGGGGATTCGCCTTGATCCAGCACGCCGTATTGCGAAATGGATCATCCCCCTTATCCAGGCTGCAGATATAGGCGAATGTATCATCGCCCGACGCGTCGCCGCTCAGCGCCCTGACTGCATGCTCCCGCTCCTCCCAACACACCGACCGTAAATCAAATCCGCTATTGGTCAGCATCATGATCAGCGGTTGGCGCCGGAACTTGAACCCGCGCTCCAGGATGTCGACCACGGCGCGATCGGGATGTTCGTGCAGCTCATCGATCAGGACGCAGGACGGCCGCGGGCCGGATCCCCCGCGGCGCCCGATCATATGTGTGACGGGCTTGAAGAACGAACCCTTCGCCCGGCCGGCGCCTACAGTCAACGCCCGGACGTGGTCCTTGCCCGCGGGGATTATGCGCCCCCATATCGCGGGGTTATTCCGCGCCATACGGACAGCGTCCTGGAACAAAACGTCGGCCTGATCCAACGTCGTCGCCGCTGCATACACCTGGGCGCCTGGCTCCGAGTCCGCCAGCATGCAGTAGAGCCCCACGCCTGCGGCTAAAGGGGAATTGTGCGTTGCGATCAAACCGCGCCCGGCAAGAAACAGTTTCGATTCCGAATTCACAGAAATGCAACGGACAGGAACTGACGCCGCAGGTTCACAGGAAACTATGCGCCTATCTCCGGCAAGTCTTCTGCGGTCATGTCTTACTTTTTGCCTATTACATTTTCTCTCCAGTCTAAACACAGGCATATTGAATGGAGGAAAAAATCCAATTCTGTAACGTGGTCCGCAATCCTTTCCATTCAATCTGGCGCGACTCTCTTTTATGTTGGCTTTAATGCCCAACGAAACAATGAGTTCCCTAACGTCTTCAATAAG